AGTGAAACCGAAACGAAAATATACTCGAAAGGTAAAACCAGACACAACTACTCAAATAGAGAAGGTAGAAAAACAAGCAATCTCTTCTAGAACGGAGAGATTGAATGAGAAAATTATTGATATGTTAGAAAAGATGGAAAAATTAATGCAACAGAAAGGAGATAATATTCGTTCTCGAATGTACGGTAGAGCACAAGATACTGTATTGAGTTATTCTGATGACATAACTGATGTGAAACAGTTAGAGGGGCGCCCAAATATTGGTCCGACTATTTTGGGGAAGATGAATGAGTATGTAGAAACGGGAACATTGACCATATTAGAAAAAGAAAAAGAGAACCCATTGACGTGGCTAACAGAAATACACGGAATTGGTCCAAAAAAAGCAACAGACCTTATCGAAAAGGGTATTCGAAAGATTGAAGACTTACGCGAACAACAAGACGATGTATTAAATAACGTGCAAAAAATAGGTCTGGCATATTATGATGATATTTCAAAGCGCATTCCGAGAGCCGAAATAGATGATTATAATATATTATTTGAAAAAGAATTCAAAAAAGTTGCGGATAAAGACAGTAAATATGAGATTGTAGGCAGCTATCGTAGAGGTGCCAAAACATCTGGTGATATAGATATTATTATTACATCGAAAACTGCAGATATTTACAAAAGATTCGTAGATTCAATGAAAGAATCCGGTATCATTGTTGAAATTTTATCTTATGGAAATACGAAATGTATGGCGATTGCGAAATTAAAGGATGGATCAATCGCTAGACGAGTAGATCTATTATTTACTCCACCAGAAGAATATCCATTTGCTATATTGTATTTTACTGGAAGTAAAGCGTTTAACACAGTAATGCGTGGTTATGCATTGAAATTAGGAATTTCGCTCAATGAACACGGTATGTATAAAAAAACAAAAGGAAAAGAGAAAGGTGATAAAATAGAGAAAGGATACAAAACGGAAGAAGATATATTCAAGTCCTTATATTTGAAGTATAAATCTCCGGAAGAACGTATAGATGGGCGTTCAATCGAAACAACTTTGCCAATAATAGATGATTCCAAAACAGAGAAAGATAAACCCGAATGTTATGACAGTTGTGATACCGTGCCGGGAGGACTTTGTGCAAATGGGTGCACACCTAGTTGGACGAATGACCGATTAGTAGGTTCTCGTAATTGGTGTCATTGTAATCTAGATAAGACAGATTGTCAAGCAGATATATGTAATAAAGAAGAAAAGGAAGCTAAGAAAATGAAAGGTGAAGATAAAGTTCAGAAAAAGAAACGTACTACGAAGAAAAAGAGTCCAGTAGAAAAGAAAGAACCGAAACAAAAAACAAAAAAAGAAAAGAAAGTTAAAGAACCAAAAGAAAAGAAAGTTAAAGAACCAAAAGAAAAGAAAGTTAAAGAACCAACCGAAAAGCAAGATACAAACCCAGTAGAGAACATAAAAATAGATACAAACCCAGTAGAGAACATTCAACTAGAAGTGGAAGAATTGCCAGAAATAGTCCCTATTATTACAAAAACACCCTTCGAAAAACCGCTAGAGATTGAAAATAAAAAGACGTCGTTGCCGAAAAACAAAACAAAAAAAAGAAAAATAACTTTAAAAGAAGGTGCTATAGATAATAACGAAGCTCCTACAGAAAAAATGAATAAGAAGAATGCGGTTGCTCAAGCGGCAGAATTCAAAGAAAAAGGAATAACAGTTTTAGAGAAGATGTCTGAAAAAGAACTTGAAAATGTGCTCCAAACTACCCGAGATATGTATTATAATACAAAAACTCCCCTGGTTTCAGATGCAGAATTTGATATAATTATCGAATATATGGAAAGAATGTATCCCAATAACCCAATTATAGAGAACATAGGCGCAAAAGTGCAGAAAAATAAAGTGAAATTACCATATGAAATGGCATCAATGGATAAAATTAAACCGGATACAGGTGCTTTGACAAAATGGTCTGAAAAATACAAGGGACCTTATGTATTGTCTTGTAAATTAGACGGGGTAAGTGGCCTTTATACCACAGAAGGCGATACTCCCAAATTATATACACGCGGTGATGGAAAAGTAGGACAAGATATAACACATCTATTGAAAGTATTGAAACTACCCAAAGAAAAGGACATAGTCGTTCGTGGTGAATTTATTATTCCTAAGAAAGTATTCCAAGAAAAATACAGTAAGAAATTTGCGAATGCAAGGAATCTAGTATCGGGTATGGTGAATAGTAAAACCATCGATGAAAAAGCTAGAGATATGGATTTTGTTGCATACGAAGTGATTAAGCCAGAGCTGAAACCATCAGAGCAGATGAACAAATTAGAAGAGCTAGAATATAATACAGTAAACCACCAATTTGAAGAAGTTCTTACAAATGAAAAACTATCCGAGGTGTTAATAGATTGGCGAACCAATCACAAATATGAAATAGATGGAGTCATTGTAAGTGATGATACAATACATATGCGAAAGACAGGTAATCCAGATCATGCATTTGCTTTTAAGATGGTAATATCGGATCAAGTAGCAGAAGTAAAAGTAGTAGATGTAGAATGGTCTCCAAGTAAAGCCGGGTATTTGAAGCCTAGAGTGAGAATAGAACCAATCAGATTAGGTGGAGTGAAAATCGAATATGCATCTGGTTTTAATGGGAAATTTATCGAAGAGAATAAGATTGGCATAGGTGCAATAATTGAGATTATTCGAAGTGGAGACGTAATCCCTCATATAAGATCAATTATTGAACCCGCAGAAAAACCGAAGATGCCTGATGTAAAATATCATTGGACAGATACTCGTGTAGACATAATACTAGATAATCTATCTGAAGATGCTACTGTTTTGGAAAAAAATATAACTGCCTTTTTTACAGGTTTGAGTGTAGATGGTCTATCATCAGGGAATGTAAAGCGTTTAATGAAAGCCGGATATGATAGTGTGCCTAAGATATTGTATATGAAAAAACAAGATTTTGAAAAAGTAGAAGGATTTAAAGAGAAAATGATCAACAAGTTGCACGATGGTATAAAAGAGAAAGTATCCGCGGCAAGTTTGAAAGATATAATGGCAGCTTCTAACTTGTTTGGACGAGGAATCGGAATGCGAAAAATAACTCCTATTATGAAAAAGCATCCGAATATCCTAGTATCAAATGAAAGTCTAGATGTAAAGAAAGATATGTTAATGCAAGTTGATGGAATAGGAAAAGAGAATGCGAAGAGTTTTGTAGAAAATATTGAAACATTTATGAAATTTATGAGAGAAACGGAGCTGTTGTATAAAGTGAATGACAATATGAATAATGTATTACAACCTACAAATACAGCAGAACTAGACAATATCGATACGTCTCACGCGTTATATGGAAAACATATTATAATGACAAAAGTTAGGGATAAATATATAATTGAACAATTGAAAAAAGTCGGTGGCATTCTAGATGATACGATGGGAAAAAATACCGATATATTGATTACAAAATCATATGACGACGAATCAAACAAAACAAAGAAAGCGAAGGAAATGCAAATCCCAGTGATGATCCCTGCCGACTTCGTTAAGAAATATGATCTGTAAAAACGTATAAATTACCATTTGGTTTGCTACAACCAATGAATTGTAAGAGCTGGTAAATTACCAAGGGTGTAAAATTGATGTAAATATAAAAAATAATTCGATAGATAAATTATTTTTTATCAATAGCAATAATGTGCTCTAAGAACGATATGCGTTTTGTAAATATGGCTGCAACAGAAGCACAAAAGTCTCCGGTTCTTTATAAACACGGGTGTGTGGCGGTAGTATCTGGAAAGGTAGTAGCAAGAGGTCATAATAATTATAGAACATCATCGAAAGATGGGCTCATTGGTAATAATTGTTCTTGTCACGCAGAAATAGATGTGCTTAGAAAGTGTATGAAGCTGCAAATCACAAAGAAACTGAATATATATGTAGTAAGAGTAAATAATTTAGGTAAATTTGCAATGTCATTGCCTTGTCTAGAATGTTATGAAAGTATGAAGAATTTCAGCGTGAAGAATGTAGTATATAGTGATTATAACAACCAACTTTTAAAACAATCGATGCGATTATTCAAGACGTCTTATCAGACATACGGACAGAGGAATAGAGATAAAACTTGTTAAAAATTGACTGTTAGTATATAGCAAATAGATATGTAATACAACACCAATACAATATGACAGAATTTATTACAGAATTGCCAGGCGATTTATCACGACATATATTCGAAGATTATATGATAAATATATCCGAATGCGATGAATTTCTAGGTTATTTACAGAAAAATCGTGAGTTAGACCTTGATTTTTCAAAAATAGAAGGAGTAGTTGAAAAGTTGTTGGACTCACCGTTATCTATAGACTACTTATGTTCAAAACAAACATGCATTCGAATATGTTATACACAACACTATGTAGAAAAAAACCATACAGGATTTGTATTGATGAGTAAGTTGCATAGCTTTATTGCATCTATTTTGTTTTATATGCATCATTAACTCGAATAGTTGGGAATCGCGTCAATATCAATAAAATTTATAGTATTATCAATATCACTCTTGCTTGTTTCAAACTCTTTAAAAAAAGGTAAATTCAGTTGCGTTTCGGGTGTATGTTGATGCACCGTTCTCGCAATCATTTTATATAGTTTAAAATTTGGATAACGTTCTTCTCCATTTTTTTTATACAAAATATTTTTACCATAATCGTCTTTGCACCACACAGAAATCACTTTTTGTAAATCATTGAAATTATCTATATCTTCGTCCTCGTCAATAATAAAATCGTAGATAGAACAACCCAATCGACATAAATCAAAACTATAATTAGGGTCAATGCGAGTTTTATCTGGGTTAAAGTAAGGCTCACAATTGTATTGTGTATTTGCATCACCATCGGGAGCAAAGCTGTCGCTACAATACGTGCGTCCGTTGAATTTATAAATCGCTCTACCAAAATCGATTAACTTGAAAATTCTACCATAGGTAGGAACACGATAAGCCTGTTTATTATAATAATAATATAGGAAAGGTTCATCTGTATGAATATACATAATATTGTTAGTGTGCAAATCATTGTGTGTAAATTGAAAGCTCTTCTGGTAGCATAATAATATCATAATGACTTGAAATAATGCACAAATACCTTGGTGGCTACTAAGAGATTCGCTTTCAAATAATTTATCAAATGTCCCGCTGCATTTTTCTATGCAGATAGCTTGCACCGGAAAATGGTTGATATAAGCGAAAGTGTCTATATCACTGCAGATTGATGATTCAGAGTCATCTGTTTCCCACTCTGATTCGGCGTTACTATTAGTAATGCTATCAGCACTATCTTCGCTACCACTATCATCACTATCATCACTATCATCACTATCTTCGATACCACTACCATCACTATCTTCGCTACCACTATCTTCGCTTATCCTTATTTTATTGGATATGTTTATATTTTCATACACTAAATCTCCGGATACATCGACAATATCACTATTGGAATTAGAACTCGATACGATCGTATCACATATATCGGGAAGGGTATCTGCAGTAATATTATGTATAGATTTAGCAGAAAGTTGTAAGCGCACCTTATTTGCCCTGGATGCAAAATTCATAAATTCATTATTTTTTTCGCTTATAGAACAAAGAGAAGCGGCAGTTTCATTGAAAAATTTAGAATCATATAGATATTCAATGTCATCCGTAATATCTAGTTTGAATTTATCTTGAATGCATAGCATGGAACCATAATAATCGGTGGAATTAATGAAATTATGTGTATTAAGTAGTTGGCTAGTAAGATAATAGAAAAAATTATCAGTGTAGGATACGTTATTACTGTTCAACATTTTCGGGACCACGTTTTGAGAACTATCAATAATGTTAGGTAGATTATTAATAGATACATTTTTATCATATTTACCAACTAAATAGCGCAATGGGTCAACGAGAGGAGAAAATTTGAAAAACATTTGTTTATCTAAAGTTTCTTTAGATTCAGTGTCAATAACACGCATATTGTCGATAAAATGATATTTATGATTAAGTGAAATCTTGTTGTAAGTGTTTTCATCTAAATGAAATAGTTCATTGTATAAGGGATTATAGAACTGTTGATTATTGAAAGAAAAAGGATTATATTGAATATCATTGTCCACCGTATTATATGATGGGTCGTGAATAAAAGAAGTATCTATTTTAGGAACTTTATTGTAATGCAATATAAATTTAGACATGAATGAAATTTATTTCAATATAAGTCATTAATACATTTTTCTTAAAGTAATTGAACACACAACTTAATTTGTTATATGCATCCGTTTAGAATGAAGTAAATAAATATGTATATAATTTATTATCCAAACCATTCAAAATGACATTAGAAATGAGAAAGTTTAATATGCGTGAGATTACATTCAAACCAGATGAGAACAAGGGTCCTGTTATAGTGATGATTGGTCGCCGTGATACAGGTAAGTCGTTTTTGGTAAAAGATTTATTATTTCATCACCAAGATATACCTATTGGAACTGTCATATCAGGAACAGAAGCCGGAAATGGTTTTTATGCTGCTCACGTTCCCAAATTATTCATTCATGATGAATATAATAGCGTATTAATAGAGAATATTTTGCGGCGACAGAAAGTTGTATTGAAACAGGTAAATAAAGAGTTAGATATGTATAAAAGAACGACAATTGACCCTCGAGCGTTTGTTATATTAGATGATTGTTTATATGACCAAAGCTGGACTCGTGATAAGATGATGAGATTGTTATTTATGAATGGTCGTCATTGGAAGGTTATGTTGATTATTACTAT